TGTTCGTGATGTGTGTGTCTCGAGCGGCGTCGCTTGCGAAACCCAGGTCCTTAGAGGCCGGATTCCCTGCTTCCGCTAGAACATTAGGTGCAGTTATTCCCCATGCGTCTGTCATGCAATATCACTTTGAGCGTTGCCTTAGCGACCTGAGGCAGCTCCCTTCTTCGCCGGCTCCTCGCCTGTAGGCATAGGAGATGGGGCAGGAGCAGGCGCTACCTTGCTGGCCGGCACAACCTTGCCGATTGGTTTCAGGAATGTGGATGATGCAGTCGGGAAGTTGTCTGGTAACTCAACTACGTCTCCGGGTTTGTAGTGCTTACCTTTGTAGTTGAAGTGGGCTACTTCCTTGCTGACCATGAATATCTTGACCATGAACTCACCCCCTATCGGAAGTTGAAATGAGTAGGAAGGGCGCCCCGTGAAAAGAGGACGCCAAAGGAATGAAACACCGGGTCGATGTCGACCGCGGACTTTGCTTAGACCACAGCGATACCTGTGATTTCGCAGATGCTGGTGGCACGTTTGAACTGCGGGATCAGGGCCTCGATTGTTCGGAAGAAGTAGTCTCCGCCTGGCAGCTCCCATGGGCGCGTCAAGAGGTTCTGTCCGATCTTGAGCTGGAAGTTCTCAGGATCTGGCACTACCATGAGGGCGCTTGCGTTGTCGGCGAAGAAGTGTGCAGTGACGACCTCGCAGAGTTCCATGACCTTCTCAAGCACCGTGTCGGAGGTTGTGCCGATGTGAGCTCGCATGCAAGCCTTCTGGGCTGGTGTCAGGATCAGGGTCGGCCGGCCAGCGTAGCCGGCACCCTCTAGGTCAGCGACAGCATCCTTGACGTCTGCATACGCGTTTGCGGCGGTTGCCCAGGTTCCTGCGCTACCTTCCGTGAGACGGCCGACGACGCCCATGAATCCGATAAAGCCTTGGATTCCTTCCCAGATCAATGTCTCCTCAAGCTCGGACACACGTCTGCCTGCATCGGAGGCGTTGCTGGTGTCGAGAGGTATTCCGAGGCGTCTCGAGCTGGCTAGCTCTCTGGCGCGAATCACGAAGTCCTTCCAAAGCACTGGTATGCCAAGGTTGCTTGGTGTTAGACCGACCAGGTCGACGTTCTGTTGAACGGCCGCCATGCCGATTGCGGCTTCGCTCATGTCGGTCTGGGCGTAGGTCTCAATGTTGAGTATGCCGAAGTCGCCTAGGTCCTGGGTTGGCATTACGGTTCTGCCAACGAGGGGCTTTCTGGCGGCGGTGATTATGGCTTGCTCAACGAGGGTGTACTGTTCCTCGGTCAGTTGCAGTTCGTCAGTTCCCACAAATTGCAGAGACTTCATTTTAGATCAGCATCCTCACGTTGATTTCAGCTTCAGCAGTCGTGGTGGTGACGGATTGCTCCGCTTTGGCGACAGCAGCTTCAGTTGCAGTTGCAGTGGTTTTGAGGCCTCCATGCGCTGCAGGATACAGGAGTGCGCCTTTGACCGCAGTTTGGCTAGTCGCAAGCATCAACGGAACGACGACGCCTGGACCGTGACCGACACGCAGCCATGCCTCGGTCGCGTAGTCAGTCTTTGTATCGTGGTCGGGAGTTGGTGCGATGTAGCCGATTACGGCTGCCTCGCCTGCTCCCGAGATCTGCACGTGATTGTCGTCGGTGTCTCGCTTGACCAGACGCCCTGGTCTCGCATACCCAGTGTCGATTGTTTTGATGTGGAGTTCCTCGAAGACTGGTTCTCCGGCGACTGCTAGGCCTTGGGTTCCCTTAACGTATGTCATGGCTAGTCAACAACCCAGGTGAATGAGCCGTCTGCGTTGCGTTTCGGATTACCCATGATGCTCTTGGTTGGGTCAATCCTTCCATCTGCAGCTCTGTTCTTGGGCAGGGGTTCTCCTGCTCCTCGAGTGTTCTTCACTGTGCCTTCAGGAGGCTTGATGTGGTCAACCGTCGCGTTGATGGTTCGCAATTCCTCAACCGATTTGTCCTTGATATCGTCGACCTTGAAGTCGGTTCGCTTGGCTATGGAGTCAAGCAGCGCCTTCTTCTCAGCCTCGCGATATTGATTCAATGAATCGGTTGCTTCCTTGCCGGTCTTCTCGGCGGCGGTGAGTTTCCCTTGCAACTCCGTGTTCTTCGCGGTGAACTCATCGAGCTTCTTCTTAGTGTCCGCTATCTCATTTCTGAGTGCGGCTATGTCGAACTTATCGCAGTTCTCGCAGTCATTTTCTTTAGCCATTTGATTATGGCTCCTTTCATTTTCTGTTATCTCGGGCCGACTTGCAGCCCTCGACCGTGAAAAGCGGGAACGGATCCCGCTCATGAAGGATGGCGTCGTCTATCTCTTCTTTCGTAGAACGTACAGCAGGCAGCCATGGAGCATGCTTTCTTCGGTGAAGTCGTCGGCGTGATGCATGAATCGGTGAAAGTCGACGAGGCTAACTCGGTCCATGGCCATGAAATTCCTCATCAATTCCTCGGCGCTGTCGGCGGTTCCACAGTAGGCACTCTTTACATCGAACTTCCTAGCAGCTGCGCAGATCTTCCGTTTCACTGCTGCAAGATTCCCAGCGGGGATCTTAACCCCTCCCCGAGCTCCTTGCAGTGCTTGAAGACCTGCGACGACGAGATCGTGGTTCGCGATGGGAAGCTTCCACTCGGAGCGGTTCTCACTTGGCGCGTATGCAAATTCGCTTTTGGGTATTCTGTTGCGCTGTTCACTCGTCAGTTGGTCGATGGTCGGGTCTGCTGAGTTGTTACTGCGATAGGATTGCACCATCTGCTCGATTGTGCCCCTTCCGGTGAACTCATCGCAGACCATGTTCTCTGAGACCTGCCCCTCCACGACGCTGCAGATGTTTGTGCCTCGTCGGAAGAATACGCACTCGCCGCATCTCTCGGCGTCAGGTTCGGCCGTCCGGTAGTTGACGTCCAGCTGCTTAAGCCGGCCTTCTCCGCCTGGCCAAATCAAATCGGTTTCAGATTTCATAACGGAATTCCCTTGATCTCCTGTTGCCGCCTCGAAGGATCCCCCCGCCTTCTGGCAGTGCGCTCGAGCAGCGGCCTCAGTCCACTTGGACTTTGGATATCGAAAGGCCTGCAGCGTGGTTGTCCTCTCGCCCTTTAGCTTCGCAATGATCAACGCCAGTTTCCCGCGGACCACGCGCCTGAAACTGTTCGGCGCCATCTTATCAGGGTCCGCCATCCTGCAGGCGTGTTCGTTCGGGTAGGGGTCGTTACCAATGTGTACACCTTGGTTGTTACCTACGTCTACACCTATGCCGCAGTTGGGGTATGCGCAGCGGCCATGGTCGACGCTGGCCACATGGTCGAACACGAAGTTCTTCTGAACATAGTCGTACTGCTGGCCGCCCCAAGTTCCCGGCGTCCGATCTTCCTCGTAGTAGAAGCCCACGCTCACATCGCGGCGGACCTTGCTGCGGATCAGCTCCTGCTGGTCCTGGGTCAGCCGCTTCTTCAGGAATGTGAGTCGAGACTTCACACGGCTGCCGGCGCCGTCCTTCACGAAGTGAACATTCTCAGCGAAACCCTTGATCTCCGCAGGTTTAGTGATCACCTTCAGAGGGGGATGGTCCCAGGCGAGGTAGGTTCGTGCCACATCCGCACCCTTCCGCAATTCATCAGCAGGCTTGTAGGCTCTCCCATCATCGTAGGGAAAGACACCTTCCCGTGCAATCGTGACAGGTTCGACGGAGAGGTATTCGGCGGTTTCAGTTATCGCGACATCTGAGTCGAGGGAGATGCTGTCCGCTCGGAACTTCCTCGTCGTCGATTCAGGATCCAACTTACCTCTAGTCCTTCTGAGTACTTCGAGTACGTTCTCTTGGGATCACATCGGCACTTGCCAAACCAACGCCTGCCTTGCTCTGCAACTCAAGAAGACTTAGGAGGCGTTGACCGTCCTCTTTACCCGTTGTGACTTCGTTGAGGGGCTTCTTGCCCTTGCTCTGGCGGACCTCATCAATCGTCATGTACTTCAGCAGGATCAGGTCGGTCTGCGCTTCGGCGAGACGTATCTGTGCCTCAGCTTGCGGATCCAGCTGGAAGGCGTTAGCCCACTCCACCTGATAGTCCACGTTGGGTTTGAGCTGTCCGATCTCCATCATCTTGTCGATGAGGGGTCCGATGATTTCGGCCTCGTAGAGTTTCTGCTGATCGCTCACATACTTGTAATATTCCCGCTGGTTCACTTCGCTGCCAGTGATTGCGCCTGCTTCCGTGCCCTCAAGCTTCTGCTTCGGTATCCCGGACCCCATGCTGATACTGCGGAGAATCGGATCCGTGAACATCGACGGGTCCAATACGCGGCCTGCGGTGCTGAGTATCTCAAGATCCTTGTCCGCAGGGAGGGCGATGAAGGTTCTCGCATTCGGATCGCCCAGCGCATTGAAGAACGCGTCCATCTCTTCTTTCTTGTAGTCCTTGGGGAACTTGAATTTCATGAGACCTGGCATTCGCCAATAGACCTGGCCGGCAGCCCAGCGAATGTTACGGTAAACGGTCATATCATCCCAGATGGGTTCGAGGATTGGAACCCCCGCCCAGGGATGCTCGTCTAACCTAGTGGCCACGTGAAGGACGCGGCTGAAGTGAACTCGAAACGATTTACCTTTCCCTCGGTTCACGTAGTACATCTTAGGAAGGCCGAACCGTGGGCTCTTCTCGTCTTCCTCCTCAGTTTCGACGGTGACGCTTCGGGGACTGTACGCTGCGAGGTGATCGATTTCCTGGGCGCCCTGAACAGGGGTCTGTAGGTCAGTGGCTTGGTCTTTGTAGCCGATGATTAGTACGGACCATCCATACCGGCGCTCGTATTGCGTGGCTAGGATCGCGTGCTTCTTGACCTGAAGCTGCTCCATGATGGTCTGCACTGAAGCGTTGAGGCTGTCGCTTCCTTCCTCAGGTTTCCCTGGCCCCGTAATCGCTTTGGCCTTGAACCATTTGTCGTAGATGTCCTCGGCCACATCCATGACGAGTTTCTTTGCGGCTGGCTCCCTTCTCGTTGCGAAGCGGAGAGCTGCTGCTGTTATGACCTCGCCGAACTTGGCGCCCTTCGCCAGGCTCGTTCGAGGAATGTCAATCGCTGCCCCTGCGCCCGTTATGAGCTCGTCAGCCGTTACCCTGGGGGCCGCGATCTTCGCCGAGTCACCTCTTTCGACTGAGGGGATCGGTGCGAGATTTATTCTCCGTCTCTTTGCCAATTCAACTAACCAGCATAAACGGCTTCGGGCCTCGAGGAAGCATCGTATATCGCCGCGTAGACCGCAAGAGCCGAGGAGGCCACATAGTCGTCGTGTGCCCCTCTTCGATCGGGTGCCGCCAACTTCAATTTGTTCGCCCTGAGGACTCGCTCCACGTCCTGATGTTCCTCGATGAAGCGATTGCGAGACCGCGTTAGTGCTTCAGGTTCCTTGGGTCGGGCTTGGATGTAGCGGAGGCGTCCCTGGTGAATTTCCCGTTCGTAGATCTTCCAGAGTTGATCCGCCGACTCTGCGGTGAACTTGAATCCTTCCGTCCGGCAGATACCCCTGCACCGGTTGGCCAGCATGTCGACGATCATGTCTTGCGTGGCCGTGGCGTCGACCAGGTTGACATCAGGCTTGTATGGTCCCAGGAATGCGGCGATGAGGTCTGCTTGGTCCTCGTAATTGGTGCCCTCGAGTTCCAGCCAGTCGATTGCGATTAGTTCTGCGCCCGATCTTTCCAGGACGGTGCAGACGGTTCGGTCCACCTGCTTAGCGCAATCTGTCCCAGCATACCTCGCGTTCGTGGGATTCGGCGTATGCTGTTTCTCAAGGAGGATCAGTTGTTCTCGTTCGATCAGCTTGTTGCGGAGCTGAATCCATTCACAACCATATTGCGTCCTGAACTCGTCTGAGTCTTCGCCTAGCCGTCGTTTCTCTGTCTCAACCCAGGCCCGATAGGAAGGTCTGAACTGGCCGGCAGCTTTGTGGTCGATCAGGAACGGGTACTTCAAGCCACGTGTGCGGTCGCGGAAGTAATCGTTCAAGACCTCAAGTCCTGGCGTTCCTGCGAGGACCTGAACGCATTGAAGTTCCTCTCCTGCAGCCATGGGGAAGAGCACCGTTTTCATCGTGACCTCATCCATCTCTTCCACCTGTTCGAAGAGCATCAAGTGAAAGCCAGCGCCTTTCTCATGGGCGGTGGGATCCGCTGAGATGGCTCGGATTTGGCATTCGGATCCTGAAGAGTCTCGCAGGATTAGGTCGGGGGTTTTCCTTCCATCCCCGAGAATCTTGGTCATGCCACAGGTTAGTTGGAGCCAAGGTTCGAGTTTGTTGATGCGTTCCTGCAAGCGTAGGCGTGTGACCATGATGGATTGTTCGTTGCGAGCCGGATTCACGATGCCTATCAAGAAGTTTTGGCAGAGATGATGCGCGAAGTACACGCCCAGGTTGAGAGCTGTGTCGACCAGCATCTCAGTCTTGCCAAACCGACGGCACCACAGTAAGTCAACCTCAGCATTGCCCCCGATCACTGCGGCATTCATTATCTCCGTAGATATGAGCAGTTGTGGTTCCACAAGCGATATCTCAAGTTGTTCCTGAACGACTTGCCGCTGGCCCACAAGTTCGTAAACTGCTTGCTCAATGGAAATCTTCTGGGTTGATGCCTTCGCTCCTTGCAAGCCCCTCATCAGACTTCAATCTTTCAACTCGTAGGTTGACTTGTTCATCGTAGGTTAGGCGTTCAATTCGTATGCCCCGCCCTGCAGCGGTTTCAATCATGGTCATTCTTTCCAGGACCTTAGGGGAGTAGTAGCCGGCTAGGCGGGCTTCCTCAACGTTCACCCTGTGAACACGGTCCAGGAGAAGCGCTTTGACCAGACGGTCATCTTCTTCGCCTTTGGGTGGGCGATGGTAGAGAACCCAGGCTTCCCGGTACTCTTCCTCGAGGCGAGCGAATATTTTGGCGAGGGTTGTGAGGTCCGAAACCTCAACACGTTTCGCTAGTCGATCCTTGATCTTCTCCAGATCCCTGTAGACGGTGGCTGGGGCAATTTTCAGGATTA